GGGCGCTGCCTTTAGTGGAGGCTTTAGAAAATGAGTCAACCTATGACCCGCCGCGAATGGGTACGCTGCCCGTATTGCGGCTCCAAGGCCACCGGCCTATACGGTGAAAACGCCGAGTGCAGAGGCCTGGACTGCAAATGCACAAGAGGCTGTGGCAAAGAATTTGAACTCATTATAGTTGCCGGGAAACAGGTATTCCCGGACAAGACCAAATCGCCCTGAGCTTCGCGCCGGGGCGATTTTTGCACATTGAGCCTATGAGCCGTGCAATCACCATTTTCCGAAAAAGGAAGTGATTGTATGGCTGACGGATCAGTAATTTTTGATACCAAACTTGATACTACAGGAGTAATCAGAGACCTGTCCAGCCTCGCCACCGGCTCATTGAAAGCTGCTGCGGCAGGGCTGGCGGCTCTTGGAACATACGCCATTTCCGTAGGATCTGACTTCGAGGCTGCCATTTCCGGCGTCGCTGCCACCATGGGTAAGACCACGGATCAGATCGCGGATATCACGGCAAAAGCAAAAGAACTCGGCGCGACCACGGCCTTTTCTGCTACGCAGGCCGCCGAGGGCTTCAACATCCTCGCACAGTCCGGCTTGACGATGGAGGAACAGCTTGCGAGCATTGATTCCGTCCTCGGCCTCGCTGCTGCTGGCGAGATGCAAATGTCCGATGCTGCCGGATACCTGACCACGACGGTCAAGGCTTTCTCCAGTTCGGCCAGAGAAGCAAATCTCAGCATGGCAGACACGACCCGCCTTGCTGACCTTTACGCAAAAGGCGCAACACTGGCGAATACCTCCACGGCGCAGTTCGGTGACGCCATGACAGGCGCGGCCTCTATGGCTGGCTCGTTCAATCAGAGCATCGATACGACCGGCACTCTGCTCCTGGCCCTCGCTGAAAAGGGCTATCAGGGGTCTGCTGCCGGTACTTATCTCAGCCGCGCCATGTCCGACCTATATTCACCGACAGAACAGGCGCAAAAGGCCCTTGATGCTCTCGGCGTCTCTGCCTATGATTCCAGCGGCAGCCAGCGGGACATGATCGATGTTATCGGTGATCTGCAGACCGCCCTTTCCGGAATGACCGAGGAAGAACAGGCAGCCTATACAGCATCGATCTTTACCAGCGCCGGCTTAAAGGCTTTCAACTCCATTGCGGGCAGCTCTCAGGAAGAGCTTGAAGCGCTGAAATCAAGCCTGATCGATTGCACCGGGGCTGCCGAGAGAATGGCGGCCGTAAAGCTGGACAACCTGCAGGGCGATATCACCATCCTCAAATCCGCGACAGAGGGCTTCGGCATTGCCATCTATGAGAACATGCAAAAGCCCCTCCGCAGCTTCGTTCAGGAAGCTACGGGGATCATGGATGATCTTCATCAGGCGGTTGAGGAAGGCGGCCTTTCCGGGCTGGCCGGGGCCGTAGGCAAGGCGCTCTCCCGCGCGATCAACATGGTCGCGCAGTATGCGCCGAAGCTGGCAAAAGCCGCTGTCGATCTCGTCAGTTCCTTTGTGAACGGGATCGCAGATGCCGCCCCGCAGCTCGCCACCGTTGCAATAGATATCGGGACAACGCTTCTGAGCGGGCTCCTGACCATAAGCGCCGATCTGATCCGGCTGGGCGGTGAACTGATTATCGCCCTATGCAACGGCATTGTTGAGAACATCGGGCAGATCAGCGAAGCGGTTACGAGCGGACTATCCCTAATCGCCTCCACCATCGTCGAATACCTCCCGCAAGTCGTTCAGTCCGGTATTCAGGTCCTCGGCGCTCTCGCGGAGGGATTGATCGAGGCAGCCCCGCAGTTGATCGAAACCGCCCTGTCTCTCATTACGGAGCTGGCCGGGAACGTAGCTGATACTGCCGGCACGTTCATCGAGGCAGCTACCGGGATCATTGACGCGCTTGTTGCGGCGCTCCCGCAGGTTATCAACGCCCTCCTGTCGGCGCTGCCCGGTCTGATCGATGCCGTTGTCAGCGGCATTACAACGCTGGCCCCGAAGATCGTCACCTGTGGCGTGAATCTGCTCACGTCCCTTGTCAAAGGGATGCCGCAGATCATTCAGTCCATAGTCTCGAAACTTCCGGAGATCATTTCCAGCATTGTCGGCGGCCTCCTGTCGATGCTGCCGCTGATCGTGGATTGCGGTGTGCAGTTGCTTGTCGCTTTGGTACAGGCGCTGCCCGATATCATCTATCAGATCGTCGCAGTACTGCCGCAGATCATAAGCTCCATTGTTCAGACCCTTGTGGGAATGACCGGGCAGATCATTGCCTGCGGCATTCAGCTCCTGACCTCGCTGGTGGCAGCCCTCCCGCAGATCATCACGACCATTGTGGCGGTGCTGCCGTCTATTGTGATGGCGATTGTGTCGGCTCTGATCGACATGATCCCGCAGCTCATCCAGTGCGGCATAGAACTGCTGACGTCTCTGATCACGGCGCTCCCGGATATAATCGCGGCCATCGTGGCGGCGATGCCCACCATCATTGCGGCGGTCATAAATGCCCTTGTGAGCAACATCGGCCTGATCGTCGAGTGTGGTATTCAACTCTTTACCTCTCTGATCACGGCCTTGCCGCAGATCATTTCGACGATCATTGCTTCTATCCCTCAGATCATCAGCTCCATCGTTCAGGCGATTGTAGGAGCCAGAGGGCAGATCGTAGAGGCTGGCAGAAACCTCCTGACCGGCATGGCCGATGGTATCGGCAGCGCCATAGGTAGCGTTGTTGCCAGAGCAAGAGAAGCAGCCTCCCGTGTGGTCAGCTCGGTAAAGGGATTCTTCGGTATCGCATCCCCGTCCAAACTGTTCAAGAACGAAATCGGTAAAAACCTGATGCTCGGTCTTGCTGGCGGTATTGATGATGCGAAGTACGCGGCTATCAATGCTGCAGAGGGCGCCGCCGAGGATATTGCCGACGTAGACTTTGACCCGTCGCCTGACTTCGATTTCGGCGGCGTGGACTATGGCGCGCTTCTGTCCAAGGCAACCAGCGCCGTGCAGGCTGCCAGAAATGCCACTGGCAAGGCAATCAGCGGCGACGGTTCCTATACCGGCAGCGGTAAGGACGGCAGCGCCGAAAAGGACGGTGACAAGGACAACAACAAGCCGAAATATGTGCTCGTTGAGAACAGCATCGACGGAAAGGTATTTGCCCGCGTGACCGCCCCTTACATGGAAAAAGAACTCGACTGGAGGTATGACTAATGTCCGGCAGAGTGATCGAAACCCGTATAAATAGTGCTTCGCTCGATATGTACCGGGCGAAACTACTTGACTATTCAATCGGCGCTGTGGAGTACTCTGACGGCTACATTACGCCCGTTGCAAAACCGTTTCCCGTGAAGCTGACCCCGAAGATCGGCATGCGGGAAGTCTCGCTCACGCTCGATTTTGAGGGCGACGATGCGAGGGAAATCGCGCGGTCGATTTCTTCTTTCACAACTGCCCTTATGGCAAACGCCGATATTGAGCTGCCTGACGGCTTTCATTATTGGTGCGTCTATGACAGCGCAACTCCGCAGGTGCGTGTAGCCCCGTGGATCGATCAAGTGACCTTTTACCTCCACGGCCTGCGGCATGAGGAAATCGTGACTCAGCATTTTGCCGCCTCCGGCAAAATGGCCGTGGAGGGAAACATGAAAACCCCGGCAATCGTAAAACTTACCCCCAGGAGCGGGGCAAGCTCCATGTCTTTCAACGGGATCACTGTGAACAGATCTTCCGTCGTGACCATTGATGGCGTATATACCACCGTACTGGACGCAAACGGGAACAACGTGTTTGGAGATACCGATATGACGGAATGGCCGAAGCTCGATCCGGGGGATAACACAATCACCCTTTCCGGGTGTACTGCTGAAATCAGCTATTATCCGATCTATGTGTAAAGGTGGTGCAGCATGATCCAAATAATCGATACTTCGGGTGTGCTGCATCCGCTTTCCAACTATGAAGACTTTCACATCACTCACATGCAGGACGGAAGTGATACCTGCTCATTCATTCTTGATACTTCGCTCCCTGAGTACACTCTGATCCGGGAGGAGGCTGTGATCCGCACCTACGAAAACGAATATCTGATCAAAAAGATTGACGATGATAAAGTGGACTGCAAGCTGAATTTCGACTTTCTCAAACAGCGGTTTTACAAGGAATATGTGAGTGAGACGAAAAGCCTTGCCGAAGTGCTGACTCGTCATCTGCCCTCTGGCTGGACTATTGAGGGCTTGAATGTTTCGACGATCCGGCGCACGATCCGCTTTGATCTTTGTACAGACTATGATGTGATCATGGATTGTATTGGCACCTACGGCGTTTACTTCATCTGGCATATCCTTGCAAAGCGTCTTGTTGTAGTCAAGCCTGATCTGATGAATCCTACCGGTGAATATGTGACCTCCGAATTGAATCTACGCAAGCTCTCTTTCAAGGGCAAGAGTGTTGATTTCGCCACGCGCCTTTATGCCTACGGGAAAGACGGCATGACCATGGAGGACGCAATCATTGACGGGCAGCGGTACGGCTTGGAGTATGTGGAGAACACCACCTATTCCAGCAAGCTCATTATTGCCTACTGGAAGGACGAGCGATATACCGTCCCCGAAAACCTCCACGATGACGCCGTTGAAAAGCTCAACGGGCTTTCGTGGCCTGTTCGTTCCTATGAGTGCAAGATCGACGATCTGGCAAAACAGGACGAGAGGTATTCTTTCCTCGACTTCGCCATGCACAAGGTGATCTCCCTGCTGGACTCTGACCGTGGTATTGCCGTCAATCATCAGATTGAAGAATATGACGAATGGCCGGAC